GTATTAAGATATACAAATTACGAACATTCCTTTTATGGTTCAACTCAAAAAGATGTAAATTATGAGTGTAAACAGAGCAATCAATGATCTAATACCTCCTGAATGGTATTATGTACTGAAGAAGAATAGAGTATTAACTCACTTCATTAAGTATATGTATGAATACTGTGTTCCTCAATGTTGGAGGAATAAGTTTATGTTTAAGAAATCTATTGAACGAATTAAGTTTCGTATCAATTCAGGTTTCATGTTCTGCTTCGATCCTCACAATACAAGTG